CTTAAATACTTGTGCAAACTCACTGCGCCATTGATGAGTGTAACCCGTGTGACCCATAGCATACGCTGACAACGCTATAACGATGCCTGGCTTGATAACACTAGGGTCACCATATGCTCCCCATCGTATGCGTCGCTTTCCTACGATGGCTGCGTACTTTTTAAGATCCCAGGATGTGGAGTCTACGTATGCTCCACGTTTGTACGCTTTGTAAATGCTGTTAGGCCCTTGACCTACGTTGACGTAACAAGAACGTGAGCCGTTTGATTGTTTACGGTGTGGACAATTGCCGCAGATCGTGGCATCCTTGCCAGTCATGACAGCTTCCACAGGATTGATATCCTCACATAAGATCCACACTTGTGCCATATCACCAGTCTTTCGATTGCTACTCTTTAGCGTGAGAATTGCAACGTAAGCTTGACCGTTAATCGGTGACAAGCCACGGTCGATAATGTAACCCTTAGGCTTGAGCATTGGTGGGCTCCGTTGTTGTTGTGGTGAGTGGAAAGGTTTAGGCAAACTCCAATACTTCAGTGGCAATCACAAACTCAGAGTCGATACCTAAGAATTCACATAGATCATCAGGGTTGAGTGATTCAATCAGTGATTCATCCACGTTCTTGATAATGACTTGATATGTGTCATCATCTTGTGGAAAGTATGCAGTGATAGTGCCATCCTCCAAGTATTCATCAACTGGGCATTCTTGATCAAGTGTGATACGAAGGTTGATTGTTTCCATGGTGTGGGTTTGGTGAGTGGAAAGGTTCTCTCACGTTTGAGAGAATAGGTACGGCAGGGATTCGATCCCATAGCATCGCGCTACAAGTGTGCCGCCCATTATGTTTTGTGGTGCGTCCATGTGATTTATTGATCCCTCAGCCCTGCCACTGGCTGCCGTGTTGATGCACCAGGCGGGCCCTGGCTGGCTGAGACGTGATGTCTCGCGGGATCGTTTGTCTAGGTGCGGATCGGCTGGTGTTCCCTGCCGATGCATCCAACATACAGCACGTTTGCCTCAGTGCCAGTGATGTGTGACGGTTTGCGGACTGGCACAGGTTTGCCTACAGATAACATGAGATTGGGACGCTATTGAGAGTGGTTCGCAATAAGCCAAGCGCTAGTGCTGGTGTACCATTTGACCACATCAACCCAGTCAGCACTACCAGATCAACTAACTAGCGCGACCACATCCAGGCAAAGAAGGGGGCACGGGGGGTGACCTGCGCCCCTACTACTGCGATACCGTTGAAAACAATTTTGTCAAAATTTAAGGGACCCTCTCAGACCCCTCTAGAAGCTCCTGTAAGGCCCTTCTAATGTTATTAGCCAGGAATGTATTCCCAACCCGTTCAGCAACCCTTAGAGCCTCTTGGAGACGCCTCCTACGATCATCATCAGTCATCAGACCACATCGCTGTACAAACATTCGGTAATTCCGAATAGAGAATATCTTGTATCTGAGAAGCAATCACTTGATGCTCCTTCTGCGTACCATTCCCAGTCCTCAGGTCACAGTAATGCAACCAAGACCGAATAGACCCATTCATATACATCCTAGTCGGAGTCGACATCGGCAACACTTCTCTTGCACACTCTTTAGCCACACCAGCTTCAAGCATATCTTCATACACCTTATACGCTGCTGAATACAGGTGTGTAACCCGTTGTTCAAAGCTTAACTTAGACGGTGTTGCTTCATCAACAAAATCATCGATGCTGTTCTGTCGATTTGTATGATCTTGTCTCCGTAGTTCTGGCATGAGTGGACGTTCAGCAACTTTTGCATACCGTTGACTAAACTCTTGAAAGCTAAAACTCCTATGCCTTAGGATCTGTGCAGCTATACTTCTAGTGGTATTGATTTCTACACACATATTAACCATCTCAAATGGAGACCAGTGCTGATGCTCGATTAGATACCTAATGAGTCGAGGGGAGGTCTCAGTATTAGTTTGATTAGATGGGTTAGACACCCTAGCCATGTAAGAAATCAGTTCTTCAGCGTTAGGAGTGATGTGGACGAGACAAGCTGTGTGCATTGGATGGTGGTAAGTAACTCTTTGAAATTTTTAGTAATAAGAATGAATCCTGATCATCATGGATCAACATTCAAGAGTTGATCATGGATGATTCAGATTCAGGCTCCTCTAATTGAATTATTAAATTCAAATTTAAATTGAGAGTTTAGTTAGTTAATTATTAGATGTCCATTCACCCGTTCCGCTTCGCTCCACTGAGGACATAGGTAATTGTGTCTATGTGGTTGTTTTTGTGTCAGTGTGAGTCCAGTACTCACAGAATGTCCATTCCCAGGGACATTGATAGAGGGGGAGGTGGGGATCATGTCAATGAGACACGCCTCCCCCATCCCCCGTTATAGTGTCACGTCGGTCAAACGCCTTCCACTGCAGTCTGTCTCATTGTGAGACCCATGTGGGAATACCACGTCCTTTAGAGGCACCTCTAGCAGCTCTTCGCTGGTCTAGGGAGAACCCCATCACAAGGTGGTCTGTGGCGCTCTGAGGGTCATCCAGGAAGGTTTCCAGCATGTCTTGCCAGTCCTCCATCCGTCGTTGTTTGACGGTCTCGTGAGCGGAGATGGACATGGCATCTGTGAAATACTTCACCCCCTGAGCCAAGCTATCGAGGCGGTCATCGTGTTTGACGGCACCCTTCTCCCGGCACATGCGAGACATCTGGTAGAAGAGCATGTAAAGGAGCCTGTCTTCGGGAGGAGCGTCTTTATTGGAGGCATAGTCCCATTCCACCACCCCTCGATCAACAACCAGACGGTGTTGGTTCATGACTGGTTCTAGGGCATCAATGATACGGTCCTCCTTACGAACGTTGGCTCGGACTTCTTCTACATCAATAGCTTGCTTAGTTTGTTGAAGGTGTTTCTTAAAGAGTTCTGCTACGATACCGTCACCAAAGTTAGTTTCGATGAGGAGTTTGGTGACGTTATACCGCTTGCAACCCCTAAGGATGTCTAGAAGGGTGTTGTCACTGTAGCCATCACGGTAAGCACGGACTTCATGGACATATAGAAAGCCGTTTCGTTGGGAGATATAGGTAGCTGCTGTCTCATCTGTACCCCTACCAGATGGGTCTACGGAGCAGATCGTCTCAGTATAGGGATTCCATTCACCTTGGAGTGCCATAGGACTGTAGAAATAGTCTCCAGGCAGCCCTACAGTGGGCAAATCTTTGAGAACATTACGAGGGTCACTGCACCACACAACAGAATCCGGCGCTTGAGTCGGGTTAACTGAGGTGATGATGAGATCACTGAACTTAAGTGGGAACTTTTCTGCATCACTCAACGTGGTATCAAGTTGAAACTGAAGCATGAAGTTGCTTCGACCCATTGCAGCTTCTCGTTCCAGCAGATCATCGTGGGTAAAGCGGTGAGGATCTGTTGGTTCCCACTCTTCTGCACCCATCTCGATGTCTTCAACGATCTGTGGAGCAAGGAGACCTTCGTATTGACTAAGTTTGTCTTTACGTGGGTAACGAGAGGGCCAGACAAATGGACGGTAGTTACGTTCAGCAAGCTTGCGATAGATGGTGAAGGTAGTCTGTGGAGTGCCAAGGTACATGATTCGACTATCCTTTTTGGGAGTTAGGATAGACTCAGCCTCTGTACAGAGTTGGATCAGTTTCTCCCGCATCATTTCAGTCATGGAGTTACCGGGAACTTCCACGTCATCAAGAATCATCAGGTCAGCACGAGAGCCAGTTAGCTGACCCGTAATACCCACTGACTTAACGGATGGTGCTTGGTGAGGAGAACAGTTGACATCAAAGCTAATCCGACTCCATCTAGCCTCATCACTTTTAGGTCTGAGGTGGGATAGCCATGGTGTCTCAATAATGAGCTTCTGTAGGAAGATTGACATGTTATCTGCCCGTTCCTTGGAGGCAGAAATCACCATGACTTTTTTCTCAGAGTCGTTGAACAATGTCCAAAGGATGAAAGCACCCGTGATCCAACTCTTACCGACTCCTCGGAAGGCTTGGATTTGTAGACGCTTTGGTCCGTGTTGTAGGTAATCAGCGATGGCGTATTGTGCTCGTGTTGGGGAGGGTAGGTCTAGCTGTTGCCACAGGGCTTGGAGGAATAGCTTAAAATCGCCCCTCAGAGCGTTTAAAATATCATTCACGGTAGATTGTACCTAAATAGAAAAAGAGAGGCCCTACAGACGCTCCTGGGGGCCTCTCCGTGCGTTTATGAATCAGTCGTTGTACTTACGCTTGCGACGGTCGTATTCATTGACTTTCTTTTGGTCAATCTTCTTAGCATCTAGACCGCTACCATCTACCTTTGTTGAGGGTGTATAGACATCACTCTTGGTGTCAAACTTTTTGTTAGCGGCATCCTCACGAGCTTTCATACGTTCACGAAGGTTTAGGCCACCACTGTTGCTATCCAAAAGCGGGTTATTGGATTTACTGGTGCCACGATTCGGGTTAAAGTCAGCCCACGATTGACCTTTACCTGCGGTTCCTGTGGAGGTTTGAGGAGAGGAGGGTCGTTTCGGAGCACTCGATCCACCACCACCACTGCTGGCTCGACGGCTACTACCAGGGGCTGGAGGATTACCACCGGAGGAGCGGGTTGGGGGTTTGGGTTTAGCTGCTGGTTTTGGTGCTTCAGCGGGCGTGGGACGTTGTTGGTCACCGGGAACATAACGTCCACCATCTGAACTCATACGTACAGCACGTTCAGTACGGATAGCACGACCAAGGGCTTGACCGTAGCGATCAATCAGATTGGATCCAGCTGCGTACAGTGCTCCACCAGCAAGACCACCCATACCAACGCGACCACGAGTTGCAGCAGAAGCAGCTCCACGAACACTTGGGGGAAGTGCTGCACGATTAGGACCGGGTTGACCAGTGCGAACACCAGAGCCACGAACGGTGTCAGCACCACCAGTACCACCAGGAAGGCGTGCTGGGTTGGATCCACCAACACGAGGTTTGTTAGTGACATCACGCACCCGAACGGGTTCTACGCGGGTGTTAGTGGCAGCCCCACCTTGACCCCGGTTAGCAGGAGTTACAGAGGAAGAGGGTCGACGTGCCAGACCACCTCCAGCTCCAGCAGTCCGAGTACCAGAACCACGAGTTCCTTGAGCTGCTTTATCAAGTTTGTCTTGTGCGTTACCACGACGGATAAACCCCTCGATACCACGGTTTATCACCCGTTGATTGTTAGCAGCTTGAGCACGAGTTGTATTGGCACGTTGTGTGCGTGCTTGACGGCTGTTACCACTACTACCACCACTAGCTGGAAGCTGATTACGTGATGCTTGACGGACCTGCTGTTGTTGAGCACGCAGTTGACGCTGACGTTGCAGCATCGTTGGCTTTTTAGGTTTCTGTGGTGCCATAATAGTTACTTAATCCAAGATAAAATGAGTTCTTCTTTATCGGGCCTATACCCGAATGTCTCTCTCATCCAAGAGAGCCAATTCTTGCTTCCTTTTGCCTGATTACACTGTCTACAACTTGGTACGAGATTATTGGTAAGGTTCTGGCCTCCAAAAGTTCTAGGACGTACATGATCAAGAGTAAGTTCATCAGGTTCATAAGTTTCTCCGCAATAAACACATGTGTTCGCAAAATGTTCCTTTATGGCGCGTTTCCATAAACGTTTAGCATCTTGGCTTGTCATGGTTATTAGGTTTTGGAGATAGTGATCAGGCGAAGGGAACAACGGAGTCATCACCGCATACTATTAGTTTTACGAGCACCTTTTGCACGATTCTGCTTCCGTGGGATGATACGAAGGTTATCGCGTGAGTTATTCATTGGGTTTCCATCTTTGTGGTCTACTTCATGACCAGCTGGGATGTCACCCATTGAACGTCGTGCTCGTGCTCGACTAGCGTCTTTAGCTTTGTTCTTGCGACGATATGCTTTAAGGTATTCAGCGCGAGCTTTATACTCTGCTTTCCAGTCTCGTGCCATTCATACGACTCCGTACAAGGTCAGGATCAATCTTCGGAAGGATGGAAGCAAGTTGATCCAACGGTGAACCTTCCATTGCAACACCATTGATACTGTTCTTGGATAGCCAATCACAAGCCGCCTTTAGATCAGCAGTGGTTGCTTCACCGGATTTAATCCGATTAAGTAGTTCTTGAGTGACAATGTTATGGAGTTCATTGAACATGTCCTCAGTAGCTTTCTTTTTAGCCATTTCTCAGTACAATTTGATCGAGCTTGGACTCGATTCTGATCATGTGATCCTCCATTTTCTGGAGAGCGTTGGCGAGTTCCTGTCGTGGGACGTATTTTTCAGCTAGACGAAGTTCAATCGCATCAATACGTTTGTCAATTTCATCCATACGACCGTTTGATTTTGAGTTGACAGTAAGAACTCCCCCTCCAACGCCAAGAACGAGAGAGATGACTCCCGTTATGACGGCTTCAATCATGCTTTTTGCTTGATAATGTCGATTAGTTTGCGTGTATATTCAGGATCAGTAGCGTATCCTTCAATGACTAACAGTCGAGCGCACTCTTCAACACTAGTTGCTCGATTGACGCCTTTATATCCGTCATAATCTTTGTACCATTTGATCACAAGATCGTTGATACAGTCTTGGAGAGTCTCGTAGTTCTTGAACCAAGCGTCAAGTTTAACTTCCATACCACGTATAAACTCTGTGGTTTTGACAAGTGTGCCTTGACCTTCTTTACCTTTGATACCAAAGAAGTTATTTTTACCTGAAGTGTGTTTACCCCAACCTGATTCAAGTGCCCACTGTGCTGCAACAACTTCTGGATACTTAGCTCCAGCACGTTCTGCAGCAGTGATCACTCCCTCCCAGGTGTTAGCAACTGGAGTTTTAGGTTGTGTATTGACCATTGGGCGGAAGGTCATGAACCAACCAGTGCCTCGACCTTCAACTTCCCACCGTCGTTGCCAATTACGCCAGGAGTATTGAACATCCTTTCCGCCAGAACCAATGGTGACGTATCCACCGTTGACATTATCCATCTCACCGTAGGGATCATGAAAGACACCACGTTCACCTTGATCCCCAATGAGTAGCATCCAGTGACCGCCACCTCGTGGAGCAGAGGCTGGTCCTTTATGAAGGATGCCAGTAGCGACTGGATAACCTCCCTTTAGCTCCTTAAGAAGAGCTTCTTTTGTACCGTTTGTGTAAAAGGTTGCAAGGATGCCGTAGTCCTTACATGCTTTGACTTGTGATGTGTATTCAGTTGTGTCTCCGTACTTCAGGACTGTACGAAGGTAGTCATCATCAGCATTACTACCGCTCAGTGCATCTGGCTTCAGATATTTAATCGCCATGGCACAGGTACTGGAGAAGCACATCCTGTCACCATGGCGTGTTGCTGAATCAGTCTGGAGGTAATACTGCTTAACTGGCAGTATAACCATCACTTACCTCGCAGGATCTCTCCGATCTTGCGGAGTTTGTCGTCTTCCTTTCGGTAGGGACGAGAAAGACGTGCTGCCCGAACGATCACCTGAGCAACACTGTTAGAGCGAAGTTTCTTGTTCAGTCCGATATACTCAGACGCCAAAAAGAGAATAAAAAAAGCCAAGGCCTCATAGGAGACCTTGACTCCAAAGATAGTAAGCATTGTCCGTTACAGTGTAGGCCAGCTAGGTAGAGTATTGATGGCTTCAATCAATTCTTCAACAGTAGTAGCTGCATCAATGGCAGCTTCACGACTATCTGATGTAGTACGGATCGAAGCTCGGTAGTTCTTCAACGTAGTGCTGACTGGTTTACCAGGGTTCTCAATGGAGCGGATCATAGCCCAGTCAGTCTGGATAAGGATTTGACCAGCAGATGTTTTCTGTTCCTGTTTCCACTGAGCCTTCAGCTGATCCAGGTCCTTCGGGTTATTAGGTCCCCAATAGAACCGTTGGTCATACGTGGGAGGATCAGCAACCTCTGTGATCCCGATTGCAGCCCGTTCAGCTGGTGAGGCAAGTCGAAGCCAGTTAGCAGGGTATTGAACGCCGTTGTGCGTGAAGGCAACGTCCGGCGATAGTGGTTTGTTGTTTAGAATAAACATAGTTATCGTGCTCGGGCGTATTGGAACGGGAACTCCGCGAAGGCGGCGTAGATATATGGGAAAGTCGAGTAGTTGGTATAACCCGCAGCGTCAGCGTATCTGAGTTTGAACCCGTTGCTCAGGATATCAATTGGGAAGCTAGCTTCGGAAGTCGGACTGTTGGGTCGCAATGTAGGTCCGCTGTCGTTATAGGTTGACCTAGCGGTGTCATACACAAACCACTCTACTGACCCATTTGTAGCCTTAACCATCACCCACCTCGGCCTGAACCCTGTATAAACAAACGGTCCATCCGCGCTGCCATTACCGGTGTAGCTGCCGAACGCGCTGTAGCCGGCTACGGGAGCGAAGCAGTACATGACGTAATTGTTTCCATTAGCGCCAGTGGCCCCATCTCCTAAGTTATACACAACCGATGAAGTCGGGGCCGATTGACCCGGAGTGCCGTTGGCGTTGGTGCTGCTTAGATCTAGGAACTGGTGTACACCTGTCAGTGTATGAAGGACCGGCCAGGCAGGGGCTGCTGCGGCGCTTCTGTTTTTGACAATAAATAGCTTTGGGGCAACACCTAGCCCGTGGCCAATGCTCCCAGCCGATCCCGTGCCGGTGTAGGTAACAATCGAGAACCCCGCACTAGCATTCGCCCTCACGCTGGACTGAATCGTGCCGCTGGTGTTCGTGACGGTCGAGGAGCCGGCGTCCCAGCACCAGGCGGCAAATGTCTTGGTGTTGTCGTTGGTTCCTATATAGCTGCCAAGGCTAAAGCCATCGGAGTTAAAACTTGTTACGGAGTTTGCCGTGGTGTTATCTCCGTCCGTTGTGTTGGAAGACAGCCGTGTATTAGCTCCGCGAATAACATCGTACAATGCGTGCCAGTATCCACTGCCAGTACGCTCTTTAATCCACACCAAGTCAGGCGAGAAGTTCAGCCCACTAATGGTCTGCGTGCTGCCATTGCCGGTGTAGAGCTTCACATCCATCACCGTGCTGGGCTTCACGATGGTCGGCGTCGGCAGGTTGGTGTCGCACAACGCCTTGAACCCGCTGGGGGCGGTGTAGGCGAAGGGGCGTTGGCCGAAGTTGCAGGAGACGACGTTGGTATCCCCTGGCGAGAGTGCGGGAGACTTCAGGCCGGTGATTCCGCTAAACGCTTCTCCGGTGCCAGCTGCCGGGCTTCCACTTGCAAACCATGTTCCATTCTTCGAGAACCAAATTTTTCCGGCATCCATGTCAAACGCAACGCCCATGACATCACCAGCTGCAAATGCAGAGCCATACGCCGTAGCAGTATTGCTATTTCTTTTTGTGCCGTCGCTGAGGTAGCACGCATAAGAAGTCGAGCTATTGCCAATCTCCGGCCCAAGTGATTCTTGAGGGGTTGACAGGCCCACATAGCAAAGCGTGTTACTGACAGCTGGAGTGACTTCGTAGTACCACTTGCCACTACCAACACTGAGTGTTGATCTGATTGCATCATTTCCGGCACCATTGCTGCTGTGTCTGACATCAAGATTCCCGTTTGTCAGCGTCAGTGTGCCAAACTGATCCAGCGGATTCCAAGTGCAATAATTCCCCCTCACCTCCCCACCCACACCCGTGTCGGTGCCGTAGCTGGTGGGGGTGTCTACGAGGGAGTCGTTGCCGCTATTGTTATCATATAGAACCACATTGTCTAGCTCGACTGCACAGAACGCCGTGTAGTTTGATCCTATTGATGTCACCTTGATTGTATTTAACGTTCCGCTTGAGCCAAGCTGCGAGGTGAAGTCATACCAGGTGGGGGTGCTCGTAAAAGAGCCGGTCAGGGTGACTCCATTGACAATCATCGCCCCGCCGTACTGGTACAGGCGAATGCGTATCTTGGAGCTCCACGTCACCCCAGAGGGGAGAGTAAGCGTGGTGTCCTCGTTGTTGTAAACGAGTACCCCGTCGCTCAAGTCGGAATTGAATCCCCTAGTCCATCCGTCGCTATAATATGTATTGCCGCTTGGCGTGTTGGCTACATAGTTCTGAGAGTATTTTTTGACGTCGATGACGCTCAGATTATTCGGCGTCCAGTTGTTGCTGTTGCCGCTGGTGTCCTTGCCGAGCGTGGTAGCGGTGTTGGAGCTGTTGTCGGCAAAGTCGAGATGGAACCCGTTGGTGCCGTAGGTGCCGGTGTAAGCCTTGGGGATCCATTCACCCGTGGTGGCATCCGTCTCCCCGAAGCTGCTGGGGGTCAGGGCCTGGCCGTCGATGAAGTGGATGTCGGCGAGGTAGCCGGAGAAGGGCTGAATACCTGCTCCACGATCCCCTATCCCTGTTGCAACGTTGTTATTGATCGACGAATCGTAATTTAATGTCGGATATACTGCAGTGCCAAAAGCTGTTATTTCAGTTCCGTTGACGTAGACCTTGGCTCGATTGCTAGCCGTCGCCTGAGTAGTGTCTACCGCCAAGACAATATGATACCAAGCAGAAAAGTCTCTAAATACTTGAGAAGTTATGAGATGGCCGCTGGATGTATTGTTAAAGTACATCCTCAAGTTTGAAGTCGAGAAGTCCAGCGCATCAACAGTGCCTGTCGAACTTCCAAACAGGACTCCTGTAGCATTTGCACTCCTCTTCACCCACCCGCTCCACGTCCAAGTCTTCCGGTTCCCCGCACTAGCAGGTGTCCGACTCAGGTAAGCCGAGTCCGCGCTGTTGAAGCGGAGGCTGCGGGAGATTTGGTACTGAGTTGCTGCTGCCGGGGCACCTAGAAGTTGGTCTTCATTAAGGACACTCATTACTTCACATCCCCAATGAACCTCACTGCAATACGGGTTGCAGATTCAACGTGGTAAGCCAGCAGGTCAACAGCATTAGCCGTGGTTGTCAACGTTGGGGCAGTACCACCTGGAAACTTCCAGACACTATTGTAAGCTAATGTCCTAGAACCCGTCCCATCCTGAACAACACGGATGATCCCACTTTGACCTGCAACAACGTTGGTAGGAGCACCAAGAGTTCGGTTACCGCCAAGAGTGACTTGGAAGTTATTACCAAGGCTTAGGTCAGTAGCAATAGTGGCAGCATCAGTCAGGGTGACGTAAGTTCCTCGTTGAGCTGCAGTAAAGCTCTGTACAACATCAGTCTTAGCAGTGTCTACATCATACCCTTGAACTGAGACACCAAGATCAGTAGACTTTAGCGGAGTAAACGAAAGCTTTGCTTCAGTGACAGCACCATTATCAATCGTCCAACTCGTGGCGCTGTTAACAGTGACATCACCTTTGTCACCAACGGTGAGGTTTCCTGAAGCAAAAGCTACACCATCGACATAATCCTTAGTGGCTAGGTGTCCACTAGCTGTTGGTGTCTGGCCGGAAACAGTACCACTGAAGGTATAGTTAGCAGTCAGGGTGACATTACCGGCGTCTTGTACAGAGTAGTTCGTGTTCTCCTGTGTAGCGTACAGAATCTGTGTGATATTATCATTCAGATCCTGTGATCGAATAGCAGAACCGGGGTAGAATGTAGCCTGAGGGTTATCGTTGTTTGTCTCTCGATAAATACGAATAGAAGCCCCATTGGCTGGGGCGCTATTAAACGAGACAGTAGTAGCGTTGGCTAAGGTGAATGCAGTTGTCGGTGTACCATTGATACTAGCTTTAATATCAGTGGTCTCAAGATATGGAAAAGTGAAGGAATAGTTCGTGGTGGAACCATTCCCTGTGTATGTGTTTTGTGTGGTTGCCATTACTTATTGATCTGAATGAGTTGTTGGACTGCGTTGTAGTCACCACGCACCTGTGCTTTCTCACGCAGAGATTTGATCTGTGCATCCCGCCGTAGTTTTGGATAGTTGGAATACATGATCGCTTCTGCACGAGCTTGAGCAGTTCTAAATACTCGTTGAATCTCACGATGTACTCGTGACTTGGCAAGGTTCAGATCTTCACTGGATACGTTTAGATCTCTTCGTGCTGTCTTGTAGAACTGCAGGTCACGTTGAAGATCCTTTCTACGCATCAGCTTTGTCAGTTCAGTTGGTAGATTCCCGTATTCACCCATGTATTGACCAATGAGTTCACGCTCTCTTGGTGAGTATTCGATACCAGCAGAACTCTTCTTGAGAATCGGCATGGCTTGGAATCCTGTATCCATCAACCACTTGCGGTATGGTTCTGCAGAAGGGTTTGTCTTAAATGGAAGCAAGTTATTCATGATGTTAGTCATTGGTTCGTAATCACGAATCCGGCTTCCATCAATAAAGTCACGAGCATAAGGAAGAGCACCAGCGGGGTCTATCAGGTCAACCCAAGCATTCCTGTTCCGTACCAGCTGTTGGTGGAACTCGTTATCTACTTCACGCAGACCTGGATACATTAACTGACCAAGTTGATTCCTCAGCCCTGCATACGGAAGCATATTGTTTACTTGGTTTGCAACAAAGCGTTGGAACCCAGCTTCATTACCAGCAAGCATGTCTGTCATCGGAGTCAATCCAGACAAGAACGATTTGTTGGTGATGTTCATTGAGAATGCAAACGCCAGCTTCGAATACAGGTCTTCAGTCGTTGCAGTACCAAGTTGGTTTACGTTGTCTCCAATGTCAGCAACGAGAGCCAAGTACGTTGCAAATGGTTCAAATGCTTCGTAGCTGTGCCACTCACCAGTGATTGGGTTACGGATTGAACGTGGGACCCATCCACTTTTTACCTTTGCACGATTAGCTTCTTTGTCATACGGACCGTTTCCAGTCAAACCACCACTGAGATACAACATGGTTGCACTCAGTGTAGTGATTGTTCCCAGAGCAATACGACCCTTGGTTTCAGCAACAACTTGTTTCCACTGTTGATCAGTAAACTCAGTGATGCCACGAGATTTCATAATCTCGTTGATTTCAGCTGGAGTTGTAGCCGTTAGGATACGGTTGGATTCACCAAATGCTAAGGCAAGTGGAGAGTGCTTATGTGCAAAGTTTAGGATGTTCATTGATGTCCGAGGAAACATAATGAACGGTTTCATGGCTGGGAATCGTGCAAGTATTGCTGAGATACCTTTGACTGCTGGTGAGTCAAGGTTCATGGCAACCTCACGACTTGCATGTTCAACAGCTTTATCTGTGATCAGACCTGTCTCATCGAACATCTCTGCGTAAACCTTGGACTGAGCTTCACGCAACCCTTCGTAGTTAACATCTCCGTACTTAGCAATCATTTCATCGTAAGCACGACCACGAGCTTCAAAGTTAGCCATGAAGCTACGGACAAAGGCATCGCCAGCTGTCATCAGGTTTGCGCTGTAGCGAACCCAAGGATGATCATTGAAATCTTTCAGAGCCTTTGCAATACCAACAACAGCTTGTGGCCCATACTCACCTTGTGCTGCCTTCGCTTTTGCATAGTTCTCTAGAACCATGAAAGTATCAGCATTCTTGGTTGCAATGTCGTCCATTCCGTAGGTTACAGAATTAGGATCATTAGCAACCTTTCTGAAGACATCACCAGCGTGCTCCATTGCTTTCTGGAGATGCTCACCAACATTTCCAAACTGAACAATGGATCGCTTGAAGGTATCCACATCTCCACCAATGGCTGCACCACCAAGAATCGTTACCGGTTTACTCATCAACACTGTGATGTTGTTGGCAAACGCTTTCATCGGAGTTAGGGTTGCACTCAACACTGAGTTATAGATTGTGCCCCAAACACCTTGCATCACAACACTGGGGACTTCAGGATCACCATCAATGACAGCCTTCCTTAGAACACCTGTGCTGTTCTGATACCAACGGTTTAGCTTATCAATAGTGTCAACCTTACCATTAGTCAATTCATACGCTTCGATCAGCGGCCTGAGGAAATTAGGATTGGTTTCCTTGATTTCCTTCATTGTTGCAATGAACTCTTTAGCGCGAGCAATGCGTTCTGCTGTAGCAGCTGAGATTTCAGCCTCTGCCTCTTGAGCAAACCGAGCAATAGATTCAGGATCACCACTCTTCATAGTGGCTTCCCATGTCTTCTTATTGTTTAGCAGCCAGCCCGAGATGTACTTATTTATGCCCATCTCAGACATCAGGTATTCGATCTTATCGAAGATCATCTCTTGCTGACGGCTGGTATCAATGGCATCACCCATGATCCGAGCACCTTCAGCAATGTCAGCAACTTCACCAGCCATAGTGGTCTGGATTCGAGCTGAAGCACGGGCTGTATCTAAACCAATATATTGGTCAATTAGACGCTTTGTTCCCTGCATCGCTGCGTTGTACTGGATGTCGTTGATGAATGACACCTGGGAAATACCCTCAACACCTCGTCTGTCGACAAAGAGTTTCTTGATCGAATCAACGTCTTTGTTTGGATTGATGATCTCCTTCAGCATGTAGTCTGCTGATTCAACCATCTCCTTCTTTGTCATCCGAATGCCGTTGATCGTTGCATCGAACTCCCCCGTAGCACGAATGGAATCTTGGACATCCTGAACGAGTGTTCGTTGCTGCAGATTCTCAACCTCAAGACCATTCTTTTGAGCAGACTCAGTGATGATCGTTGCCATACGACCATTCTCAGTCCCGATGTTTCGTTGGATCCTGACACCATCAACAAGGTTCTGAGCCACAGCATCTTGACGAACCCCAAGCACAGCCTTTTCATGGTCGTCATAGAGTGGTGAATTGACAGCAGGATGTGGACCCTCAAGACCATCAGGATCTTTTGCATATTGCTGCTCTGCCCAATCATCGAGAACCCGCTCTCGATCACCAGACGCCTTGATCATGTGGTCAGCACCAGCATCTGTGGGATCCGCTTTGGCAGTTGCTTGAGCAAAATACTGTTGGGCAACCTCATCCTTTGGCCTGAACTGGACGCCATCAGCAACCTTCATGATTGACTTAGAGCCTTTTATGATTGCTCCAAGTAGATCAATCGCCATATTAGCTCCAACACCTTCAACCATATTCTTTTGACGTTTTACATCTGGAGAATCAGAATCAAGTGTGGCGATATTATCGGGAATCCAAGGGAAGAAATTCTTCTTTAGAATACCCAGCGCGTTGTGGTCTTCTGATTGACGGCTGACAGCATCAACTGCTAGGCCGCTGGCAGCTTCAATACCTGAATTGCCAAGTAGCTTAATAACCCAAGGCGTACTTGCTACCTTCTCGGGTCCAACAACACGACCTAAACCTGCTGTGACACCTGTACGTGTCAGCGCAGCTAATGACAGGGATGGAACTGCAAGCTCACTAATAGTCCTCAGAGCTTTCCCCCAAGGCGTTTTGTTCTGTGGAGTCCAGTTATCGGGGAAATCAAGCCATGGAAGGTTATATCGTTCACCAATCGAGTCAGCAAAATCAATTGTTCCACCAACAAGAGCTGTCGGAACTTCAATACCACCTCGTAAACCAGCTTTAATCTTGCTACCGATGGTATTGTCTTGATTCTGTTTCTGCTGCTCTACGTCTTTCTTTAGCTTTGCCTGTTCTTGTTGTTGAGCTAATTCATCACGTTTGCGTTGCTCTTCAGCCTCCTCCATTGACTTAACAAGAGAGTTTGCTTCATCAAGAGCTACAGGATCAACTGATGCCGCAGGCGTACCATGCAGCATGTTGTTGAGTGGACTGTATGTCATAGTTAAGCCTTACGACCATGTAAGAATGAGAATGTCCGACCATTGGGAAGCTGGATAACTAGTTTGTCACCATGTTCAGTCGGTGTATTTGATACGACGCGTGCGCCGTTTTTGAGGAAAACTGGAGTACCACGATCATATGCAAAGTCAATACCATGCGATCCACGTCTACGATGTGCAGCTTGATCGTCAGTCATTACTGTGCTTAGTGGTAGCCGCTTCCCTTTGACTTCAACTTCAATATATTTATCCAAGTCATATCGACCGAACAATCCACCAGTTGTATCTTTTACGTCAAGGTGAGGACCGGTTGATGTCGGACCAATACCATCAATCCGGTACACCAACTTTGGGCGCATTGTTGCTCCATTGCGCCATGGAGAACCACCGTTTGGATTAAAGCCGAATGCAGCGGCTGCTTGAAGAACCTTTCGTGGATACGAGCGTGCCTCTTCAGACACACCGTCTGGGAATCGCTGTTGATTACCAGGGCCTTGGTTGTAAGCACGCAGACCAGCTGTAAGATCTCCGCCAAATGAGTCGATCATCTTTCTTAGATACCGAGCTGCACCTTGGAGATTTTGTTGAGGATCCCGTGGATTAACGCCTAACTCACCTGCAGTTCCTGGCATAAGCTGTCCTAATCCAACAGCACCTGCACGCGACACAGCGTTGGGATTGAAATTACTTTCAACCCGCACCAATCCAGCCAACAACCCAGGATCAACACCATTAGCTGATGCAACTTGAGCAATCAGACGGCCGTAGCCATTAGGAACAAGATTCTCATTAAAGACACCTGAACCTGTATATGCACGATACGTTCTGTTTGTGCTAGGTTTGTAAAGAAGCAGCTGTCGAAGTTTAGGGCTGATTACCTGATTCACTTCTTGCATTGGAAGTGGAATCGGAACAGTACCCACCTTTTGTGCAGCAGCCTGACGAGACAGCACTTCAAACGGGCTGATGCTTCCATTGTACAATTCCGAAATATAATTCGCAATGGCAGGCGGTTTATAGTTAGGGCTAGCACCTTGCTCAACTGCTTGCCTCAAGATCTCCTTTGGGATCAATGCAAACCGATCAAGCGAAGCAGCACCACCGCCGGCAATCTTTGCTTTAACAAAATTGAAGTGCCTTGTGGCATCAGCAATTGCTTCTTTAGATGTTCCATAGCCAGTGAATCCAAAACTACGGAATCCAGTATCATCCTCAGTCCTGAACTTAAACCTACCAGTAGTTCCGTCTCCAATCTCAGTGATAATGTCTTGCGCTGCTTGTTGAGCAGCTTGTTGTGGTGACATACCACTCTTCATCAACACTGCTACTGAGTTATTGAATTTAGCATTGGCAGCTGCTATTGCAAGAGGAATTGTGTAATGCTTGGGCGCTCCACTTGCACTATTCCATTGTGCTGCAGCGAGAACCTTAAGTTCGATTGCCTCTTTTTCATCTTTGAAATCACCAGTCTGCTCACGAGCTGATGTCTGTGCCTTTGCAGTACCTTCCCAACGCTGTCTAACATCCCACGGAACTCGTGGATCTTGAACCATTGACAACGTAAGACGATTCGACTGGGCGAGCTTGGTAAATTCAGCATTCAGTGAATCAGCGTCAAGCTTCTCTTGAGTCAGATTGTTTGCATAATACTGCAAACGATCATCAATATACCCAAAGTTGTTAAGTCCGAACCTTGTCAGCTGCGCTACTGTTTCTTGAGATGGTGGGTTCTGAGAAAGATCTTCAATGACTGAATCGTACCATTGCTTACCCTCCTGTTTCTGAATTGCATCTCGACGGTTTGAGTCTTCGATGTAATTGCTGTCGATCTCTTCCCGTAGCTTTGCGAATTCATACGGATATAGCTCACCCCACGTCTTTGATGGTTGGTGAGGTGTGGGGCTGTTCTCAATGTTGTCAATTGCTGCAGCATCAATGTCCCCCGCATCAATCCCCTGACGGAGAAAATCAAGCGCCTTCTGTCGACCTGTAGAACGACCCAGAGGGCGTCCACGTTGGTCAAGAGACATGCTGTACGCAGTTACCAATCGAGTGAACGCTTTACCAGGATCTGACCTGAGCTGAGGTACTACAGCTGCCTTGGCATCGTCAAGTTGCTGCTCAGAGCTGCTGATGCTGTAAGCCATCCGCTCGTCTTCAAGCATCTGCATCTCAGCTGCTCGCATCTTTTGCAGCATTGGAGCAGCAAGTTCAGGACGACCAATGCCGACTAGACCGCGTTCCTTTAGGTATTGCTTTAACAAGATACGATTAACAGCTTGAAGCTGCTCAGGGCCAACAGCTGTCTTTGGGCTGACAGCAACTGGCAATCCAGTGCTTTGATCCACCATCTGCAGCAGCGGTGTTTCATTCTCTGATCGTTGCTGCTGTAACCAGCTCGGCCAGTCCATCGCAGCCATTTCCCAAAGTGCTTGGGCTCGACCGATTTTCCCTGCGGCTGAAAGCTTAGTGACAGAACGCACAGCTTCAGGTGACGCACCTGCGGCTTGGAGATTTAGTGCTGTCTCTTTAATGCGATCATCGGCTTGGTAGATTGCATCAACACCTTGCTGAACCTGTCCAGCTTTGACAGGATCAGGTCCATTGATGTATGTGTCGACATACGCTTGTGTTCGCTCTGCCTCATCTTTACTTTTCTTCCACTCAACCACCTGCTTTGCAATCGTACTTGAAAAATTCCCAAGTACAGCAAGTGCAGTCATATCCTTATCAAAGTTCCGCTGAGCATTAACTGCATCTTGGATCTTGATCTCTTGGTTACGCAGTACACCTTGCTGGTATTGCTGACGTGATTGTTGCTGGAATTGAAAGTTATCGGCTCGATTCTGGCGTTCTAGTTGTTGAGCATTCTGTTGTGCTTGAATGAAAGCATTCCGGTTACTACGTTCAATGTCTTGGTTCTCACGCATCTGCCGTAGCATTGCTGAGCCTTGTTGGCCGATTGCCTCAACACTGGCAGTTGACACCTGAATGGGGTTAAAACCTCTATCTCGGGCGTACCCTTGATACCTTATTTGTTCCATTTAAAAGTCCTTAGAATTTTCCACCAAATGACTTGTATGCGTCCAATCCACTTGAAATGAAGCTGCTGGCTATTGATAAACCGCTTGTACTTGGCATCGTGTTGGTGCCCTTGATCGGCTTCGGCGGCTTCTTCGGCTTGAGCGGATCGAGGATCGTTGCTCTGGGCATCTTGAGCGGAGCCATCGGTGCAGGAGCGAGCAACGGCTTGAGCATCCGTCGAGACTGTGCGTTGAGATCTGCTCCGTACTTATCCAGACCGATCTGACGCTTCGTGGCGCTCGATTCACGCTGAGCACTCAAGAGGCTTTCGGCAAGGACAGCTTGATTTCGCCCATAACTTGCTAACGCCGCTCCTACTGACTTTGCAGCAGAGCGTCCACTTTGTCCTCGTGCTTGGATCTCACCTTCTTCTTGGAGCATTTTGACCAACATATCTTGTTGTTCAAATGCCATACCAGTCATGATCTCATTGAACCGACGCTCCTCATTAGCCATTGCCATCTGAGCAGCTTGATTGTTGAAACCAAGTTGTAGACCGTAGATCCGCTCTGATTCGTTGTACTGCCTTAACTGGTTCTTGTAATCGTAGTCACGAATAGCAAGATTATATTGGTAATCACGGAGCGCAGTCTGCTCCATGTACCGTAGGTTCTGCTCTTGATTGCTACGTGCAACACCGGTCTCTTCTAGACGGTAGTTATAATCACGCTTTGCATTTCTCCAGTTAAACCGCCAGTTCTTTGTGTCATATCTATACTGATTCTCGATCCTTCGTTGCTCAGCGGCACGGGCACTACTTTGAGCAGATGATCCAGTTACAGCACTAATCGCACCCATGGCGATCCCGCCAATGATAGGCCAAACCATCTACTACGTCCTCCTATAATATCGAGGTGAATAATTCCCTTCCCACATCATTGATGTCAACGACACAGGAAACGGGGAGTCGCTAAATACTCTCAATGTAAAGTTATTATTGCGTTGATGTATGGGTAGTGTATATACTGTTTGTTCATTCAATGGCACATCGTCTGCCAAATAGTAATCAGCATTCTGAATGGACTGAACGTCGTACCACTCTGAAGCCCCTCGTGATTTCATCTTGAAGCCAACGTTGCTCGATAGACCAACAGAGAACTTCATACGGGAGATCGTCAGGTTTGCTGTGTAATCAGATAACCCCTCACCCACTTGGTAATAGAATCGAGGTAGCTGAATATCAAAGTCATACTTGAATCCGAGATACACCTTCGATGCTTGACCAGACCAATCTCCAGGGATAACAAAGTACGGACCAGTCCCATCACTCCCACGAGTAGGAGTCAAGGTGTAACCAGATTCACCTGTGTTGTTGGGGTCAGCAATGATGACAGCTGGTGTCAACGCTGTAATGTCCTTACATTTGAGGTAGCATTTAGAAGTATCTGTACCTGAGTCGTAACTGATTGAGTTGGCAGTTGCGTAGAGATCAAGACATACTTGTAGAACCTGACCACTATCAGCACGAAGGATGGCATCATCAGGCGTCTGAGTCAGGTTTGCTTTGGCAAGTGTGTATTGTCCAGATTGATAAGTGACAACATACATGTCATCGCTATCAGCAATCATGAACTGAACATTACCTGCCATCTTCCAGCTGAACCACGTCTGCATCATGGTCTGTTCTGAATCACCATACGTTCGATAGAAGTAAATGTATGGAGTCTCAGTACCAGTCATTGCAACAAACGAGTTCTGTGGTGATGCAATCAGCGAATCGACAGTATCAGGAACCCATTCAGAGACAATACGCCCGATGTCAATTACATCAGGGTTCTCCTGTTGACCACGGGTTACCATGCCGTAGATACGAGTGTAACCTGGAGACTTACTCAGGAATACAATATTTGTACCGACATCAACCGGATCAATCAGCGGATCACTTTCGTAGTTCGCAATGCTTCGGATAGTTGTTGTCGCTGGTGTCAGCACACCACTATCTGAGAACATCAGGAACTGTTGGCTCTTGCTGAACAACACCAAACCCTGAGGAGATGGCAGCACAGCATGGAGTACAGCAGGTCTAAGACTAGAGCAGCTCAGGTCGATAGGATCTGATGCTACTTGTGTCAAAGCAGTAACACTGTAGAAGTTGAAGAACTCCCCAGATTGACTCATAGACACATTGTCTTCCGTTAGGAATCCAAGCCTGTTGTTATGGAAGAATGCTTGTTGGATCTTCTTTGTTACAAAGCTCGGGTGTTCGTTTGTCGTGTCATCACCAACAAGACGTGGTTCCCAAGTAATTGGTTCAAAGATAAAAGTATTGAGTGCTGTGTTCCTCAACTGGTGAGGCATCGTTGCAGCAGTCAGACCTGTGGATACATTCGGTGCAACTGTTTCCTCCCAGATACCCTTACCAGAAGTTCCGTTATCTGCAATGAACTTGACCCAGTAGGAGTCCTCTTGAAGGGTACTGTTTGCTACCTGAACCACACGGTTATGATTCGTCTCAGCAGGCAGCTCTGCAAGCGTCGCTACGGAGTCTTGATAAGCCCTTAGGTCATCACCATTGACTCCACCAGAGACCGTGATAGAGAACGCCGCAGGGCTGCCTGAGACGGTTCTGGATAGCTCTAGTGTACCTTTTAGCTTTGTACAAGTCAGACCAGAAACAGCAAGGCCATCAATACGTGACTTCAGTTCAGTGAGAATATCATCAACGTTGAGAACCTTATTGTTTGTCGTACTGGAGTTAGTGCCAGGTTCAGCGTTCTTTGTCACATATGGTGTGATAGAAACAGGTGAACCACCACTTGGTGTGATTGTGACTTTGTATTCAGAACCGTAATCAGCCTGATAAAGGCGAATGGTCGCTTTGCTGTTAGCTGTGAACGACGGTGCAGCTTGTGTTGTAACAGTTACTGTATTGTTCGTGACAATGGTTGTGTCCTGAACGGTCAACACCTGCAACGAGTTCTTGGCGTTAGATGTACCATATGTCAGATAACCTGTGCCATTATTAGTAACTGTTGCAGCAACACCAGATCCTACATTCCATATCTTAATGCTGGTCCCGTAGATAACACCAATGTACCGTTCAGTAGCATCGCGGTTAATATAGAACCATTTACCGTTTTGAAACTCATTGGTGGTTGATGACAGGTTCTGTAACCACTTTGTACCAGGCCTTTTACTCAGACCAAACGTAGGGTCAGGGTATGAGTTAATGCACTCTTTGACTTGACCAGGAAGTTTCTTGTCATCAGGTTGTTTTGATACACCACCCAAGAAGTTTGGGATTCGTTGTGTTACACTTGCCATCAGCGATACAATGCCTTATACGGTTCATAGCTGTTGTAGTAGTTCTCACCACGAGGGTGACCAAAGAACGTGTAGTTACCTTGGTTGCATTCATATTCCAAAGCCATAGCACGGGTGTATGCTTCCCGTTGTTGGAGCATTTGATATTGAGTGCTGTCACCTACAATCCGACTGGAGACAATCGTTGCAGCCCGTGCCACGATGTAATCCTTGACAGGAATTGGAAGGTCTACCCAATCAAAATACCAAAGCACGTCACACTTCACTTCAGCATCAGTCCACTTGTATGTGTGAGCAGTGCGGTCATATAGCTTACCACTACGAATTACTGCATCTTTATCCCGGTAGTCTGGTGTTAGATCCAACTGCAAGACATTACCAGGAATCTGAATTTCATCGTTATTATCGGGAGTGAACGGGTATTCATATTCACGATTAAATGTCCACCCCTCTGCCTGAACTTCCCGTGACACTTGGATTAGTGTGTCGTATGCAATCGCAACGTCCGGGTTGGTTTGATCGAGAGTAGTAACAGGCGCCTGACCTACTGACGCCAGAATTTCATTAACAGCTTGAAGCTCAGTCTGAGCGTTAGTAGTTGGAAACGGCATAACGATAGCGTTATTAAGAAGTTAAAAAAAGAGGGAGCCACGAAGGACTCCCCAGTTAGTTAGTACTCAGCTAGTACCAGAGCGGGTGATAGCGGGGCTATCCAGCTCAGCACCGGGATAAGCAATACGAAGACCTTGGGTCTCCGAGAACACACCACCATAGTTGGTGGGAGCAGAGCGGCTAGTACGAGCCACCGAACGACGAATAGCAGTCGTGTTGGTGATGCTGCCGCTGGACGTGTTGTAGTTAGTACCGACAGTAAAGGAGAAGGAGGAACGGGTGCTGGGGAGACCAGCAGCCCGAGTACCGCCTACACCGCTACCGCCAGCATTAGTTGCAGCGTTAGCCATAATCAGAAGTACCGATATTCGAGATAGGAGCCAGCACGAACGATTGCAGCCTCAGAAGCAGTCGCAGTGTTCTGAGCGAACGAGAAGGTGATATTACCAGCGGTAGTGCCGTTAGCGACGATCACATTCAGCAGCAGCAGACCACCACCAGCAGAAGCGGAGACAACACTTGCAGTGTTGCTTTCAGCAGTCAGAATGGCGCCACCAGCCACAGCACCAGCAGGGTCAACAGAGATAGCACCTTGACGGAAGAGAGTCGGGGAAGCCGGAGCATCCACGAAGTACTTGAAGTCACCAGCAGCAGTAGCGTTGAACTGGATGTTATAGCGCAGGAGCACACGCTCGTTGGCACCAATGGGAATGGTGAGCTGGGGCACAGTCACCAGAGTTGCGCTGTTAGTAACAGTTGCATCAGCATCAACAATGTTACCAGCAGTAAGAACATCGGGCTGATATACAGCACCGAAGTTACCGTTAAGAGTAAGAGACATGGGTTAAGAGTCCTGATAGATTAAGTTGCAGCAGTGTTACCAGCAATAGAGCTGGCGCTGGAAGCACGATCAAGTACGCCAGTACCGCTCACTTGACGACCAGACTCCAGAGGAGACATCGGGTTTACAGTGAACGATTTGACGCTTTTAGACGAGCCAAAGATCTTGCCATTGGGAGCATTAGGTGCAGCAGAGGCACCACCAATGGTTACAACACGCGAGGATCCAGGAGCAATAGACATTACTCAGTACCTCACTTATCAGGAACGAGCCGACTGCAGCTCGATAGCAGCAGCGGGGTTCAGAGTACCAACACCCATGGCAAGGCGGCCAACAATGATGTCGCCCTGATACATGGTACGCACATCAGAACCAGTGGTCTGCACTTGAGGACCAATAGCCTCCACAACACCAGCAGCATCTTTGTAGTAGATCAGACCACAATGGGTGCTGAAGTCACCAGAGTAATCGTTGTTCTCACCAGACACACGGCCAACAGTACCGGCCAGGAAGGGCAGGTTGTTAGAACGCTTGATGGAGATACCAGCGATTTCATAGAGACCTTCACCGCTGGTCAGACTGCCAGAGTTGTTACCGTAATCACGGTTAAGGATGTTGCTGTCAACCTGAGAGATCAGTGCATAGTATTGACGCGGGGACAGCACAGCAGTCCGACCTTGCTTAGGCAGGTTCTTCTCATCGAGAATAGAAGCAGCCTCAAAGAAGGCATCAACAAGGGCTTGAGCGTCATACTCCTTCTGCACACCCAGCTGGATCACAGAACCGCCGGGCTCAGGGCCGGGAGCAGCAGTGATGGGGTGGGCCTCACGAGCAGACTTAGCGATTTGACGGAAGATCTTTTTGTCATACGCTTCAGCAAGGGCATAACCAATCTTCGATGCAATCTCGCTACGCAGGTTGTAGTGAGCAAGCGTCTCATCCAGGTCGTAAACGAATGCACTGGAAATGAGAAGGTCGTCACAAATGATGGTCTTCTCTGCCACCGGGGGATCCCCACTACCCAGGATAGGAGTACCGGGGGTGTGGTAACCAGCCTGCATACGGCCAGTGAAGATGAACTGCATCGACTTGCCGTTCTTCAGAGTTCGGCTTTGAACAGTTCCTTTTGCGATCGTCGCAGCCTCATAGGCTTTGAACATCTCGCCAGAAAAAAGCTTGAGATAGGTGCCGTACTTAGTATCGTACGCTTGACCACCAGCGGTGTTAGAAACCGCCTTGTTAAGCGTACCGAGTACGGTTTGATTTACGTTTGCCACGTTTAGTAAAGAGAGAGAAAGAGTTTATCGTTCTCCCTAAGGCCTTAGGAATTGCAATGAATTTTCAGGATTCATCGCCATTCATTATTTTTGAAATTTCAGGTTATCTGAAAATTGTTTGTCGTCTCTCCGACTGTCAATGGCAAAGGTTGTCTGCGTACAGGCCTTGGCCAATAGGAACAGAGTCCGACTCTGAGGTGCTCTGTTCCCCTTCCTTACCGCTACAGCTCGTGCCTGTGACCGCAGACCCGGAGCGTGTACATTTGTCGCCGTTACAATGCCACGGGCGCGGGCACCTATCTTACCTAGGTCTTTTTTCAGTCTTTGCTGACTGCTTAAAAGCTTTAGCTGTAGGAGCGCCAGGAGTTCCTGGTTTCCTCATCTTCTCATCAGAACCATTCTTGATGCGAAGACGCTTTGCGTGAATATTGGCGTACAGTCCAGGTTTCATTTACCTTTGCCGCCACCTTTACATCCTTTACCTTTCATGACTCAACAGTTATTGCGTGATGGCCTGGAGCGTGGAGTTAGGGAGGCGGGCGGGCCAGTAGGTGAGGCGGCGGATGGTGCCGTTCAACTGATAGGGAGGGCTGCCACCTGTACCACTGCCAATAGACAAAATGTCGTGCGTTGCCATTAGAGCAGCAGCATTGTTGGAGACTGAGCCGATGGTTCCATTTGTTGAATTGTTAAGCGTAGAAGAATCAATCCCAAAAGATACTTTTCGATTTGTGCCAGCAATACCAAAACCAATTCCAGGATTGTTGATAAACTGAGCACCAGCAGTTGGGTTGCGAGCTACAAACTCTTGATTCATAGAATTACCAGCGCCACGGATAGCATAATTATTAGTATTCACCGCCGTGTTATACACTTGCATTAAATGCGGTATATTTGCTGGGACAGTTGCTGAGGCGTTGTAAACAGGTACGTATTCCCCGAACCACGTTTGAACATCCTGCCGATACCACGAACTAAACGCACTGCCCGTAATACTTGCCACGTCTGCGCTGCGGGTGGCGGCGGCTGTGGTGGTGGGGATCACGCTCGTAGCAAACGCGCCTTGCTCTAACTGGGGCAGGCCAATGCGAAGGGTGATGTCGATGGCGGCGCCAGCAGTGACGCTAAAACGTATGCCGCCATTGACTAGATTAACCGTGGCTCCACCGCTTAATGTGCGAGTTGCTGAGTAGCGCGCAACAGTAGATACAAGGAAAGAAGTTGCAATTGTACCTCCAGTAACAAAAGCTCCGCTATTGTTCTCATCAAAGAATATAACGGGAAAAGTAATATTTGCTGCTGATCCAGCGATCATCCGCACCCATGCGGAATAAGTCCATGTTTGACCTGTAGCGGCAGCGGGGAACCCTGGCGTGATTTCGTTTATCAACGACCAGACTGCCGATATAGATGGTGTTCCATTAAAGCGAATGTCAATGTATGAAACGCCACCTTCGGTCCCAACACTTACGACTGAAGTGGTAATGCCAGTAACTCCACCACTTCCATAAGTGGCCCAATTCGTCGGCAACGTCCCCGGCGTACCAGCCACCGCACCCACCATCGTGTTGTTGCGGATGCTGTTAGTACGTTGCTCCTCCACCAGCAGCCCCAGGCTCTCGCCCGTCGTGGGGTTGTGGTCGAAGCGTGCTTCGTTCGTCGTCGCTGTCCTGAGCGTGCCGGTGCTATCGACGTAGGTGCCGTCACTTGCTCGTGTAAACGTGACAAGGTTCTGCCCAGACACCTGATCTACAAGTGACTTACTGCCTGCAAAATCTAGATCAAGACTTGGCCTATTACCAGCGAGGTCGTAAAGCTGTTTACCAAGACCTCGATATTGATGGATAGCAGCTGTCTTGGTTCCACTCAGCCTCATCAGACCAGCTCCGTAACCTCAAGGACTCCATCTACTGTTGCACCGGAGTCACGAATACGGCCAATGGATGCACCAATAGGTACAGCAATATCAACCCGTTCCCCATTAGCAAGGAAGTGGCTAGTTGTAGCACTTGCAGTTTGTGTACCTACACCAACTACATATCGAATATCAGAAGTACGAGCCCTAATGCTAATACGTGAAACATTGGAAGTCAATGCTTGACTCTGAGACGTGTTGGTTGCAGTGAGTTGACGTGCAACACTAGGCACGCCAAGCGGTTCTACGTGTTCAACATATCGATTGTTCGGCACATTTCGTGTCGTACTTGCATTGTTAAATGTGTTTGGCCCAGAGGGCGCATATGAACTTGTCATAGTTAACGAATCGGTGTAATCATCACATGGCCCACACCCGCACTTCTCATGCCAATTGCATCAGCTGCTGCCCTACTTAGATCAATTTCTCGATCGTAAGCAAACGGTCCACGATCATTGATCCGTACCGTCACACATCGTTTGTTTGATGTGTTACACACACGCACCTTAGTTCCAAACGGAAGAGTGCGGTGTGCTGCAGTCAAGCTGTTCATGTTGTAGGTCTCTCCGTTAGCGGTGGTCCTACCGTGATATGGGTAGCCATACCACGAAGCAAGTGAAGCAAGGGTGAGTGTCAGAGTAAGCATTGTTCAAAAGCAAAGGACATTTATATGACCATCTACTTCCAACTCACTACCACTCGCAGGTAGTTAGCCTATTTAGAAACCAAGATTAGATCGTTCCAGCTTTTCAGCTACATCCATGCGATACGCAGGATCACTGTCATATCGAGGATCAGACATAGCCCGAACCAATTCGGCTTGACTGCGGAATACATCAGCACTACTAGATGGAGTAGTACCAGTCAGCAGTTGACCGTCAACACCAGAGGCATCTTGAAAACGATATGCCAATGCTTGAACAGCAAAGAAACATGCAAGAGGATCACCACGATCCATCACTGCATCGTACATTTCGATTTCATTTTCACTAAGGTTATCCTTAGCCCAACCCATCATGTTGGTGTACTGTTCTTGACCACCAACGATTGCCTGCAGCTGTTCGACATCTGCTTCCTGCAGTGTTTGTACAGGCTCTTGGTTCTCAACCTTTGCTCGATACTCAAGGTACATCTGAGCAAGATCAGTTGGATCCATCTCCTGCAGTTTGTTCAAGGTGTCATCAGAGTATTCATCCAATGACTCTTGCCACAGCTGATCAAGAAAGTCGATGTCCACCTCCTCTTGGGGAGGTTCTACTTCATCTTGAGGTTGTTCCTCTTCGGGTTGTTGGTTGCGTTGATTCGGATCACCAAGCTTCTTTTGAAGTTCGATGTATGCCTGTTCCAGATCCTCTGCATCTTTGAACTTACCAGCCAACAGCTGTTGTTGTTCTTGCTCTAGAGTCTCACCAATCTGTAGAGACTCTTGTTCATCTGCAGAGAGTTCACCCTCCTGAAATTCAGTCGGGTCATACGTCAGCGTAGCCATGCGAAGTAATTACTTTCAATTTACCAAGTCCAATAGTCTCCACTCGATTGGGAACTCCAATCGTAGGACGACCAATCTTCTTCCTTGGTGCGTATTTGTTGTTTGATTCATCCATTGCCTGAGCTTGGTCAGGAATGGTTTCAAACGAGGTTCTCTTGGCCCGTTCCGGGCGGGACGGCTTGGCCTTGTCCACCGTTAATCATCTCCATTGCTTGGGGGTTCTTGCTGGGATCCAGCAGAGGTGTCGAAGCAAGTTGACCAAGCTGTTCAGTAACAGCCATGTCTTTCTGCATCGCCATGTTCTGCATTTGTTCTTGTTGCATCTCATCAATACTCTTGACAAGGTTCAACACATCAATGCCTTGTGCAGCAGCAAGTCGTTTGATAACTTCGTTGCTGTTGATGTACTTAGCGATTGACTCTGGACCCATGGTCTGGGCAATAGTTGTCAGGAATGCAGCCAGGCTTTCACGATCCTGACCACGACCCAACGCATTGACACCAGCAACAATCGTTGGCTTCACAATATCCTTTGGAAGACGTGGAATTTCCCCAGTCTTTTGGAATACATTCAGCTTACGATTCAGATACGGAACAAGGAACTCAGTCGTCAGCAAACTAAAGAGTCCACCGAGCTGCTGTTCCAGTTCCATCTGAGTCATCCGTACCTCCTCAGCTGTAGTCCTCTCGGACTGCCTCACTGAAAGGATGAGGAATGCTTCACTGAGACGACGCTCAAGCTGAGCCATCAACTCATAAGCAGTGCGGAAGTCAGCGGTCTTTCCAACCTGGATAACACCAATGTCATCAGGCCTTCCTTGAACGATTGCACCGTTGCCTGCAGAGGCCAGCGTCTGGGGTTTGGTGGTGCTTGAGGGTGACACCACGAACACGACCTTAGCGGCTGCTGCAGAGCCTTCTACGAGGGCCTGAGAGAGTGCTTCAAGGGAGCGAAGATCACCAATGAATTCCTCCACTCGACCCCTTCCATACACTTCTCCGTCAACGGTATTGAAGCGAAGTGCCATCCACGGGTTTGCCTCAAGTGGAGCTTTACCCATAGAGCCAGGGATGATCTTATCCTCGTACTCTTGGTGCCACACAAAACGATTGTTGTCTCGTTTGATGTGAGTATAGATGTCAGCCTCATCATTCCGATCAGTAGGATTACCGTCGGGACGATTAGGAAGACCTTCGGGAAGCACCTTCATTAGGAGCTTCTTGCTGATTCGTTCTTTGGTGACTATTTCAATCACATTGCCGTTGCCATCACGATCGACAACGTAACGGTTCAGCGGATACAACTTAAGTTGATCTTTACCCATGAAGATCAACGCATTACCTGCAACCACCAGATGCTTCAATGCTTGGTGGACAACGACTCGATCACTGGATGCAGCAATTGACTCAAGGATAGTGCGTTCAATCTTGGCAAAGCTCAGATCAAGTTCAGACCGTACCTCTGGGGGGATGTCAGTACCAAGAGCATTGTCATCCAACTGCAGCTTAAAGAAGCTGGTTTGAGGGGGAAGTAGTGCCAGCATCAATTTAGATGCCAGAGTGACAACCCCCTTTGCACCAACGCTTTGCCATGGTGTCGGAAGTGGACGTGCTCCTTTCTGCCATTCCTCCTCACCACGAATGAGGTAAGGAAGAGTTAGGTCTGCCGCTTGTCTTGCTACGTTTAGAAACTGAGAACGGTCGCTGGACAAATAGTCATAGCGAGTTTTAGCGGACATAGAATTACACGTTTATCTTACTATAAATCTTCATGAAGTCACGGCTAAATTGCTTTGCGCCTTGACCGCTATAACCCAACCGCTTGGCTTGTGACTTGGCTCGGCGGATGTTCATTGCACTGTTGATACCAGCTCCTCCACCAGACATCATGCCAGGCATTTCAGGTTGTGTGTCAGCAACCTGTTGTGTCGGAGGGGTGTAATCAGGTGCCAGTGTTTCTGCATCAGTACCTGTACTAGTTGTACCTGTAGCTTCAGTACCAGCAGACGTACCACCACCAGCCGATGGAGCAGCACGATACTTACTGGGCAAGGACCACACACCAGTCTGCGTATAGCTGTCACCACCGCCATAGCGGTTGATAGACATGCTGTCACCAAAACCATTCCACCCAAACTTCTTAGGTGAATCACCAATCACACTTCCACCACGCCCAGGTAGGTAGAAGTTTATTGTTTCTTGACCCTGACGCATTGACGTGTTCTGACCAACACGCATCGAGCCACTACTCAGATCGTACAACGCTTGGTTGGTCTTGTTGACCTTACCAACATTCCCAGACGCATAAGCCATCTGGGCAATCTTCATGATCTGGTTGCTATTAAACCCCTTGCCTTGGAGTTTGCCAATATCACCCCTACCAAAGTTGGAGCCATATTGTGCATTAGACCAGTGTGATGCAGGTTTATCCGCAAAGCGATTTGTTTGTCCAGCTGGTGTTCCAGCTGCTACCCGTACTTGGTTGGTACTCGTAGTCGTACCACCATAGTTACTGTTTCTGGTCTGAGTTGTTACAGTTCTGTTCTCTGTCCTACGGTTGTTCCTGTTGCTAGCCATTGTCCTCCGTTAGTCGATGTTGAATCCACTCGACAACAGAACGTTGACCCGAGCGGTACATTATTTGTGAAAGCGTTTCACTAGGGTTTGGATTTGTTGGTGGGAAATTCTCATCAAGTTCAGCGATGAGTGTACTGAGCTGAAGACCGTGGGTCTCAAGCGTATTGAGGTAGATTGGGGTTTGCATGTTCAAAGAACGCAGGCATACGAGCACGCTTTGTGTCAGAAAGTTCGGGTGCCTTACCTTCGTACATCAGACGATCACTTGCATCCAACCAGAACTTCTTGTCGAGGTACTTATTGGATGACTGTTTGAGCGGACTCATAACCCAGTTGATCGTCGCCTTCCTGAGCTTGTCGAGAGAAGGAGAAACCGTGAGTCCAAGTTCCCGGCAGACGATAGAGTTTGCAGCCACGTGGACTTGCTCATCTCGGCTGATGTCAGCGGACACGGTGCGGAGACCAGCGTCACCATTAAATCGAAAGAACGGGAGTAGAACGAAGAAAATTGCACGCTCGGCCACCAGTGCTTTGAGGACTGTGTGATCAGGATGCGCTTCCCACGCAGATCGAATTCGCTTGGCTTCTGCCTCCGCTTGAGGATCCACTCCGAGAGCATTGGCGATGTAACCGAGAGCCAAGTCGTGGTTCTCTTCGTCTGTGATGTTAGATCGGAGCAGCTCTTGTGATAGAACTGGAATTTCAGAAAGCGATGCTTCAATAAATCCACCAACGGGTAGTTCCATGTGACGCATTGCCAAGGCACGGAAGATTGTTTCCTCCGCACCATCAGCAACTTTTCCAGCTGTGGTCTGAACAGGAGACCACTTACGCTTACGATTCAGTAGTTTTTGATAGGGGTTCATTATTCGCCGCAATTACAATCTGGAGCAGGGTTGTCATTAAGAATTGACTCCAGGTAATCAGCGACATCAGTTTCGTCTAGTGCTGCATAAGCATCCGACTTATCCTGAACATCGCCCATCACCTGAAGGGAGTAGTAAAGGGAAGTTTGGGGGCTACGCAGCCACTCTTCAATAAACTCCTCGTCATACGTGATCACATCGGACCACGAGTTAAACGAGTAGCCATGAAGAAGTCCCGTAATATCCAGCATCCGAACGATGCCGTTAGCTACTTTGAAATAATCATCCCAGCCAACTTCAGACGCGATCTCAACCGGACCGTAGTCGAAGCTCTGGACGCCAAACGTACCGCTGTCACGGTCCACCTGACGGGCAATGGGAGGAGCGATCTCAGGGGTAGTGGTGTACCCATCGAAATCCTTGTAGCGGTAGCTGCACGAAGCAGTAGGAGCAATGGCAAAGGCTCGGTACATGCCAGCAGCCTTGGCAATCTGCGCTGCACCTTGGATACCTGCCTGCAGCTCTAGAGCCAGCTCAGCAGCTGCATTGCGATGAAGCGGTTGTCGGTTGTTAATCGCTTCAAGTGCTTCACCAAACTCTTTGTACGTCACACCTTGGCGACGGAGCAGGTTAGCCAGTCCGAGCATTCCCAAACCGACCTGGCGATCAATCGTTGGAGCGAGGTATTCCCCGCTAGCTTCGACACCTGTAGTGGCATGGAGTTGGCACAGCTGGGACATTCCGTCTGTGAATGCACGCTGAATGTCATCGAATTCACAACTGCCAAGGTTGACATGCTGCAGTAGACAGGTTCCCCGTGAGGGCAGGTACACTTCCAGACAAACGTTTCCATAAATCCGATTACCTTGTTTGTCTACCTTGGTTTTGTTCAGCCAAATGTCTCCCTTCTTAATGCCTACAATTAGGGCATCCTTGACTTCTTGGGAGGCGCGACTCCACCAGTGGTAGTTAATGTTGACGCAACGCTTGACCCAAGGAAGATCAGCCCGACTAGCAGTGATAAACTCAAGGACATCAGGATGATTAAGATCCAGATGGCAGACCACAGCTCCATTCTTATAGACCCCACCACGCCTCAAGATTTCATTGAGGGTGGAGTATATCTTTGCGAATGACACAGGGCCTGACGCCACAAGTCCTCTTCCATTTTCGCTACCTCGTTCACGAAGCTTAGAAAGGTGGACAGCAACTCCTGCTCCGTATCGGAGTGCGTGGGAGACGAATCTCCAACTGGCTTCGATTCCATTTGGTCCCTCCATTTCATCTTCAACGACAAACACGGTGCAGCTCACCGGAAGTCGGGATGTTGGATCATCAATCCAACTTTGTACACGGCCAGTGCGTGCGATCAGTTCTTTGGTTGTTTTAGACATTGATGTTGAGTTGCAACTGTTGTTCAACTTGGACTGACCACTGGTCTCCCATAGCGTCAGCAATTCCTTGGTACGTCAGACTCCTTAACTTCCACCTATGTTCAGATGGCGGCATCCTGTGTACCTTATTTTCTCGACCATCTACTATTTGTGTTGGCTGTAATAGTGGAAGATCTTTCAACCAAAGGCAGGTTGCCTTTGTCTCTCCGTGACCAAACATCCAAGGCTGAATAATTTGGTCAGGTTTTCTTATTTTTGACGAGATTACACTTACTGGATTCTCGATTGCAATCTGAGGAATTGGAGCAGCCATCAACTGCCGAACAAAATCGAGAGCCTTTTCCTGCTCCCTTTCCTTTTTGTGAAACCATCTAGCACCAGACACAGCCAAGTGTGTGCAAGGTGGATGAGCAACCATTAAATCCCAACCATCATTGATGATGTCAAATACATCACCTTGGTAGTGTGGGCCTGGCTGGTCAGTCGGTAGTAAATCACACGATACTGCTTCGCAACCGTTCCTAATAAATGCGTCTCGCACTCTGCCTGAATATTCACAGGCCACAAGCACACGTTTTAATTAGACAAGATCAATTAGAGAAGGTTCAAAGTAGTTCGGTCCCTTGAGGATCTTCCCGTCCTCACGCCGAATAGGTTTACCGTCTTCACCAAGCTTGCTCATGTTGCTTGCGTGAACACGGTTGTGTGCAGTCTGTAGGTCCCACCCAAACGCAGCAGCCATCTGATGACATACATACACCAGATCAGCAAGCTCTTTCAGAAGATGCTCTCGCGCTCGTTTGTTGGTGATGTCATCCTTCAAATCAAGGTAAGCATGAGCAACCTCTAGGTGTTCCTCATCTATCAAATTCTGCTGAAGCTTCAAAGAGGTAGTCGTCAATCCGAGCGGCAGCTCGAACTTGTTCCGAAACTCGTGTGCTGCTGTTTCGTAAAAACTCACGTTCGTTTTCAAGATAGTGGATTGCTTTACTGAGGTCAGAGATTGCGTCATCCTTGTGTCCAGCACGAGTGATGTACTTGATGGCGCATCCAAGATGGTAGTTAAGTTGTTGGTCACGAATAAAATCCCAGACTTCTACTTGTCCACGCTTGTAGTATCCGGGGCCTTTGGCGTCGGCCATTTCTTTACGAGGTTAGATAGCGAATTAGATAACACAAAGTTCTGGTGTTGAAGAGAGAGAAACACAGTGATGATGTCCTCCTTTCGTGCATCAGGCAGCAGATCCTGCAACCGTCTCAGCTTGAAGCTCTGCTCCATCGTCAACTCCATCACTGGAGGCGGGGGTCCAAAGTCTTGGTTCATTGGTTTCGTGATTGAAGTCCGTGTAGCGAAGGATCCGTGCGAGGCGAGCATTAAGAAGAGCATCATCTTCAGTCATGCCCTTTTCTTCAAACGTTTCTACAACAGCCTTCCAGTTACAACCCTTCTTATCGAGGATTGCATCGGCACGTTTCACACCAATCCCTGGAGCACCTGCGTATCCATCAGTCTGGTCACCACTCATTGTTTGGATGAGATGCCATCGATCCCCCATTTCCTTGGTGATTTCAATCACAGGATTTGTTAGGTCAAACAATTGACCAGGGATCTGACGCATGTCTTTGTCAGGACTACAAACAATGTGACCACAGCCAGCCTCGATAGGATCTGTTGCGTAGATACCAATGGCATCGTCAGCTTCCAGATTATCAACGACCATCGTGGTGTAGTTATCTCCACACCAGTTGAGGAGACGTTTGTACCCGCAGGGTTTCTTGCGATTTCGATGACCCTTGTATTCAGGATAAACTTTTTTCCTGAAATTCTTCGGACTACTGAAGAACAAGATGAAGTCATCAAACATGCCCATGCATTCAGCAATGGACATCAGTTCGTTCTGAAACATCTCCAGCACATTGGAGAATCGACTTGTGACAACGATTAGATCATCACCGTAATCGATCTCATCTTCACAAGCTGCACACGTCTTGTATGCAAGGTAGTCAGCGTCAATAAGTAGGCTCATCGTTCACCCAGGAGTTCGATGATGTTCGCTTCAGCAAACCCCTCACCACGAAGGATCTTTCGGAACTGCTCTCCCCAGGCCCAGATGGTCAGGTCAGTGGCATCAAAGCTATAGGTATCAAATGTTTTGGACGGGTAGTCCTCCAAGTTTCCATTGTTAGAATCGACAGTGACAGTCACCTTTGTGTAGTACTCTTTAGTCATTTCCCCTGGCCTCGACGTAGTTTCCTCCCAGCTTTTGGAAGTGAGCGAGTTCCGTTTCCTTGGCGTGTGTGCTTGAATTTGGCACGAGATTCAAATTGTTTTTTGGCTAGGTTTGTTTTGGATTTAGTTGGGGGCATGAATTAAATACTCGGAATACTTTGCATGCATGTTTGAAATAGCAGTTGGCATTGCACCTGTCTTTCGAATGCTGTCATGAATCGCACTTGTAGGTACCATATACAGTCTGCAATCTGGGCCATCGAAAGCTAAGAAATCAAAGTCACAACGCTGATATGGTTGCTTTGATTTAACCCCATTATTTTTTTTGAGGTTGTGCCTCCAATAACCCTGGGAAGTCCACCAGCCACCTTTAACTTGGACTCTTGAAATCTTAGTCGGCAAATAAATTTCTATGTCCCATGGTCTATTAGAGTCGCTCAATCTGGCGTCATAACCGTACCGATGCAGAAGATGCATAACGCGAATCTCTAGCTTTATACCTTTACTTCTGTGAGCGCAGTCGATTCTGTATGGCTCACCTAGCAATTCAGTGAGTATCTGACCAGTTAGATCCGGTACTACCTTCAGCTGCGATTGGGATTCGGAGGTTGTAATACTCTCCAGCTTGAGCTGCTGCGAGTTCAAGATTAAACATTAGTGTGTCCGCATGTGCGGGGTTACATTCAAACTGAAGCTCATCATGAACAAATGCCAGCTGATGAGCTTCGATATTGAGTTGTTTAAGGTTGTCGTTAGCGATGACCATCCACCGCTTCGCAATGACACCAGCTCCTGATTGCAGGAGATAGTTCAGAGCTTTGTGGGGTACATCGACAGCGATACGCCGTCCATCAATTGAACTGATGTAGCCAACTGATTGAACCTTTTTCTGGACGGCCTTAACAAGATCATCAAGACCTTCAATTGCATCAAGATACGCTTGGCGTATTTCCTTTCCCTTTTCCCGTGCTTTACTTGTTGAAAGCTGAGGGTCATAGGAAAGTCCGATCTTCTCGTTCCCTGCACCATAAAGAAAGGCATAGGTAACGGTCTTGACAAGCTTACGGCTAATTCCAATCTTGTCGGCATTAACTTGGTGTATATCCCCATTAAGCAGGATCTCACCATAGCGGCCACCGTCAAACCGACTAAGGTAGTGCGCGAACATTCGCAACTCGATGCCGCTAAGATCGGCGCCAACCATGCATAGTCCTGGAGTTGCTGTGAAGAGTCGTCGGAATCGTGCATCCGATGGAACTTGGGAAAGATTGGGATTTCGATGGGCGCAGCGATGGGTGTTAGTAGCAACTGAACAGTGGTGATGGATACGACCTTTCCTGACTAGCTTTGTCCAAGCATTGGTGCCTTCCGACAACATGCCTAACTGCTTGCCAAGATCCAAACACTGAAGAAACTCAAGTGCAATTGGAGTACCGATATCCGTTAGTACAACTTCGTCAATGGTTGGTTTCCCCTTTTCAGTAAATTGAGTGGGTTTCCATCCATAGAACTGCTGCATTACCCAAGCGATGTGGTCCCGACTGGTTGGGTTAAGATCCTTGATGCGCGTAAAAGAGCATCCAGTTGAATATCCTTGGGTCTTGTTAGGACGACGAGGAGTAAACTCGCTTCCCGCAACGAAAGGATGTCGCTGTCTAAGAGAGCTTTGCAGCGATTCAAGTGTAGATCGAAGTTCTGATTCCAACTCATGAGCGGATCGTTCATCGAAGTACCAACCATACAATTCCTGTTCAGTGAGGATCTCAGCAACCCGGTGCTCTAGCTCTACCCATCCTGGAATTTCTTTTGGAAATGCTTCCATAGTTTGTGTGTCACCTGAAGATCCTGTACGCAATAGTCCTCCATGTCTTGAGACCACTCTTTCCAGTCAGTCTGTTTAGCGAAGCCACCTTTGTACTCACCCAATCGGTAGCCGTAAGCTTCCAGTGAATGCCGACCGTACAGCTGTAGTGGCATATGTAACCACTTGCGTGTCTGATCTATCTTAAGTAGGCCAGGGTGATAAAGCCTGCTAAGAACAAGAGTGTCAAGAGTCCGAGGTGGTTTGAAAAATCCATAGAACTTCTGGATTACGGGAATGTCATAGTTGATGACATTGTGACCCATAATCGTGTCAGCCTCTTCCAGCATTGTGATAGCGCGGACAATTGGCTCACGATTACCTTGATCGTTAAAGACATAAGTCTCACCGTTATCAAGGTCTTTGATAGCAACACAATGAATCTCAGTGACGTTGTTGTAAAGACCGTTGGTTTCGATGTCAAATAGGAGGTTCACTTAAACAACTGCCTACGAACACTCTTGTAAAGCTTTGCTTTGTTCAAGAAATCCTGCTCCTCTTCCTCAAGTACATTTTTCAGGTCGCTGAGTAACTCATCAATGTTACCTTCATCGATGTATTCGCAGATTGCACCACGCAGGTTCCGCAGCTTGAAAGCGTCAGTAGACATCATTCGGTTGCCAATGGGGATCTGTTCCGTAGTAGTCACAAAGGACTTCAAACAACGCTTCCGTGTTGATCACGAAACCGTCACCTTCAATCTCACCACGCTTATGCATGGCGACTAACTCCTCCTTTGTGCAAATAATGATTGTCTCAGTATCCATTCTGAGTCTGCGGGTGTTTAATCACAGCTTCAAGCTCCTTCAACGTGTCAGCACGAAACGGCTGAGCACGTCGCACCATTTCCTCAGTTGGAGGATTCGGTCGGACAAGCTTAGAAGTCCGTTGTTGCGTCGAACTCTGGTTCAATTTCATGTTCAGTAAAACGGCAGGTGTGAAGGTCATAAACAAGACGACAGCACTCACCAACTTCACCCGTATATCGATTCTTGAGAACTCGTACAGTTGTGTCGGAGTTGGTTTGCTGATTACGTTCCAATGCAATAACGGCATCACTTAACTGAGCAATGCTGTGTGAACCCCTAAGAGAACCCAGCGTGACCCGCGCACCTTCTTCGTGGTTTTGATCGCCACTTGGTCGGCGCAGATGTGACACCAAGAACAATGTGATTCCAGTTCTTTCGACAAGACTGCGAAGGCGTGTCATTGTTTGATCAATGACCCGACGTTCATCACCGTCCAATCCACTCAGCAAAATACTGAGGTGATCAAGAAAGACAACCTTTACATCCAAACCTTGGGCCAGATACTCCACACGGTTGTAAATAACATCGGGATCAAAACTACCGAAACCATCAAAAAGATAAAGTGGCCAATGCTTGAGTGTTCTGTCGAATGCTTCATTAAGGGTTTGTCGATCATGATCACCAATGTGGAATGATTTGCCTTCAGCAACGGACATCAGTCCCAAGGCGGTTCGACGGTTACTTTCCTCAAGCGCCAAGTAGCCGACCCGTTCTCCGCTGTTGAGAAGATGAGTTGCGAGTTCACGACAGAAGCTGGATTTACCAATACCAGAGCCTGCAGTAATTGTGACAAGCTCTCCAGATCGGATCCCGTGTAATTTCTGCTGTAATCCTGAGTAGGGGTACTCATAAAGACCGTCGTCGTTTGGTGTGAGGATCTGTTCTAAAAGGTTCTTCGCTTCGACAATGCCATCTGGGCGGAATGGGCTTGCATTCCAGATCGCCTCCCTAATCGCTTGTGCCTGGCCTGCCTGCAATGCATCGGAAGCATCCTTCCAATCATTGAGGTGAGCGATCTTAACTTTGCCTGGTGGCAATACGCTTGCCGCATCCTTCGCAGCTTGACGGCCTGCATCGTCATTGTCGAAGAACAAGACGACCTCCTCGTAGTTCTGGAGCCACTCAAGCTGCCTTTGAATCGAGCGTTTTGCCGAATTGGCACCATCTGGTATTGATACCATCGGCCAATTCCCCGAGTAAGCCTCAAAACACGAAAGCGCATCGAGTTCTCCTTCGGTGATAACCACTCGCTTCCCACCTTTTGGGAAGAGATGCTGTCCAAATAATGTGTCAGAGTGATTACCCTCCCAGCGGAATGTCTTGTCTGGTGTTTTTACCTTGGCGCCAACACAGTTACCATCAAGGTCAAAGTAATGAAAGTAAAGAAGCTTGCCGTCTCGATGAACTCGATACTTCTGGCAAACCTCTTCACTAATCCTTCGTTTTGGTAACGGTAAGACTTCACCCTTTAGGCTGAATGTCATTCTTTGTTTTGGCGGTTGGCCTTGATAATCTCCGCTAGGAGGCTCCCGGTAGCCACACCCAAAGCACCAGCCATGAC